CGAGGAGCTTCCGAATGTTCTGAAGACTCTGTCTCCAGACATGAAGAAGTATATAGAGCATAAGATCGATGGCCGTTCTGCGGACATCGCTCTTCAGCTCGTTTCGTCCGCCTTTAAAGCGAACGATTTACTTCCTGCTTCGATCCGTTGGATCCTTCTAGTAAGGTATCTCAACGAATCGTTCGAAGCACAGAAATTGCCAATTCGTCTAACGATGGTGACGACTTAGCCGTTGCCATTTTATGGCATCGGCGAAGCAGACGTACGTGGCTTGAAGCCGACCCCCAGATATGGAGGCAGCTTGAAAAGCAACGTAAGTGACTATCTGAAGTTGTTGCACGCAGTCTATATAGACGCCTGCAACAAGTGCATCGCTGATGTCTCTGATTTACGTGACCTTGAGACTATAGGGTCACGGGTTGAAAAAGAAGGTTTTTCGTTTTTAACGATAACCTTACCTCAATTCTGTAGGGACTTCGAGAGAAGCCTTGCAGGAGGTGCTATTGACTCAACATGTTTCCGAAGTTTTCGGAAGTATGGATCAATCCCCGTTTTCTTACGAGGTATGATCAGTCAAATTTTCAACCATGAGACAGGGAGAATTTACGATGAATGTAACCAAGATATCCCCACTATTATTGAAGGAGTTAGGCAAATTTGCTTACTCTTCAAGAAAGTCGAGGTCGACCCCACGCCTAAAAGGGTGGCGGCCGCACTTGATTCTTTCACGAAAACGGAACAATCTTTTGACACGTTTTCTATACCAGAAAATGAGCGCCGAGATTTTATTTCGGTATCTCATGTGCTTTGGGACAATGCTTTGGTGGATATTAACCCACTCGAGTGTCGACCCAAGCACGGGCCTGGTGCCACTGCTGAAGGTATTTCTGGAAATCAGAAGTACTATTGGCAGCGCTGGCATGAGCGTCTCGAACCTTATTTCCCTGTGATTGAGAATGCGTACCCATTGGGTATACCTCTCGATTCGCAGGAGTTCGAAACAGTAACGCTCGTCTCAGAGGAACAAGAGCAACCCGTTAGGGTTGTCTGTGTTCCTAAAACGCTCAAAAGTCCCCGAATAATCGCTATAGAGCCCTGCTGTGTACAATATACTCAGCAAGGGATTCGAGACGCCTTATATGACGTTATCGAATCATACTGGTTAACAGTAGGTCACATAAATTTTCGTGACCAGTCAATTAACCAGAGTCTGGCGATTACTTCGTCGTCTACGGGTCAATTAGCAACGATTGATCTTTCTGATGCTAGTGACCGGGTTCCCCGGGATCTTGCGTTGGAGATGTTCAGTAGCAATGCCTCTTTACGAGGTGCTATTGAAGCATGTAGATCGACTAGAGCCGAG